GATCACGCCGGTAACTTCGGCCGAGTTCCAGGTCGTCGTGCGATCGCTCGACGAGGTCGTGGCCTTCGGCATGGCCTGCAAGCCAGCGGCGAAGACGCCATGAGTCTGACCTTCGACGCCGGCCCGCACACCTACACGCTCGATGGCGTCGTCGTGCCCTCCGTGACGGGCATCCTGCAGGCGAGCGGCCTGATCGACTTCACGGGGATCCCCGAGTCGATCCTCGAGGCGGCGCGCGTCCGCGGCACGCGCGTGCATGAGGCCGTGCATTTCTACAACGAGGGCGACCTCGACGTCGATCAATTCCGGATCGACTTCCCCGAGTACGTCGGCTATCTCGAGGGCTGGTTCTCGTTCTGCGCCCAGCGCCACTTCGTGCCCGTGCTGAACGAGTGCCGGATCGCGAGCCGCCGGCACCAGGTGGCCGGCACACTGGACACCCTGGGCGAGCTCGACGGCGAGGCCGTGCTGCTCGACTACGCCACCGGCGATCCACTGGACGTCAGCAAGGACTACCAGCTTGCGGCCTATCACCTCCTGATGAACGACTGGGCGGATGAACCCGAGGCCGACCCGCGGCTCGTGGCATTCCTCGCCCGGCACGAGCTCGTGCGGCGGTACGGGGTTGCGCTCAAGAAGACGGGCGCGTTCGCGTTGCATCCCTATCCCGACCCTGGGGACTTCCGGAAGTTTCTGACGCTCGTCGAGGCGCAGCGCATCGTGCGGGCGCGGCGTGGCGAGCTCGTGGGGGCCGCGTGAAGCCCGACCTCCAGATCGATCCGGTGATCCGGTCGTGGATCGCGCCGCTCGACGCGAAGGAACTCGAATTACTCGAGGCGAGCATCGCGACGGAGGGCTGCCGCGATGCGTTGATCGCCTGGAATGGCGTACTGATCGACGGCCATCATCGTCACGAGATTTGCCGGCGCGAGAAGAAGCCCTATCGCGTGACGGAGATGTCCTTTCCCAATCGCGACCACGCCGAGGTCTGGGTCAGGCAGAACCAGGCCGGCCGACGCAATCTCACCAACGACCAACGCGCCATGAACGCGTCGTTCTTAGAAGAGGCCCTCGGGCGCGTTGAGAAATCGGCGCGCGGCAAGGCAGGCCGGGCCACTGGCGGCAAGCGGAAGCCTGACGAGGATCGCTTGGAGGTGACTGCCAACACCAAGCGATCCAGCGGCACCGAGAAGAAAGACAGATCGCGTGCGAAGGCCGCGAAAGCGCACCGGGTAACCCAAAATCTGGTGCGTCGCGCCACGGCCGTCCGCAAGAAAGCGCCGGCCCTCGCGAAGAAGGTCGCCGCAGGCGAGATCGCGATCAAGGCTGCTGAAAAGGCGATCCGTGAGACGGATCGACAGACGAAGCGCGCCGATGCCGCAGCGGTCGCCAAGGCGGCGACGGTTGGCGACGACAGGCAAGTGGTGCATGGGTCATTTGTGGAGGTGGCCGACAGCATTGCGGCCGACAGCGTCGCGTTTGTCTTCACGGATCCGCCGTATCACGACAAAACGATCGGGACCTACGCAGATCTCGGGCGCGTCGCGGCGCGTGTCCTCAAGCCGAATGGCAGCTTGATCACCTACACCTCACACCACCGGATCCCTGAAGTGATCCGGATGCTGCAGGACGCGGGCCTGACCTTTTTTTGGCCGATCGCGATGGTGCACACCGGGACGAAGGCGCGGATGACCGAATACGGGATCGTCGTGCACTGGAAGCCATTGCTGTGGTTCGTTAAAGGCGCATTTCGGAGCCGCGATGACCTGCGCTTTGTCAATGACCTGGTCGTATCGACGCCTCAGAAAGATGCGCACCCCTGGCAACAGAGCACGGTAGAGGCGAAATACTACATCGAGCAATTAACCAGTCCCGGAGACCTCGTGTTCGATCCCTTTTGCGGGGGCGGCACGACGGCCGTGGCGGCTGCGCAGACTCTGCGCCGCTGGATTACTTGCGACACCGATGATCAGGCTGTCCATATCGCCCGGCAGCGAGTGGCGGCGGCGATGGAGACGCCACGATGACTCGTGCCTTTAATGGACTCGTCACGTGTCCGAACTGCGGCCACTGGCATTCAGCGGAAACGGCTCACGAACGGTGGATGCGAAATGAGCCGCGGCTGCACAGCGTGATCAACGGCATCGTCCGCTTCGACTGTGACGTGTTGCTGCACCGCTACAAGCTGGGCATCGACAAAAAGTCGTCTCGCAATATCCAGTGTTTGATGTTCATCGAGGTGAAGACACACAACGCCGAACCGACGCCAGCACAACGCGACACGCTGTCGCTCTTCGCGCAAGTGCTGCGGAATCGTCGTCGGAACGTGTGCCGCGACAAGCGCGGGCGACACGCCAAGGATCATGTGCCGATGGCGCTGGTCTTCAGTTGGCTGTTAGGCCGAGACGTTCGACTGAAGATGTTCGGCGGCCATCTCCTGCAACTGTCTGGCGATGACCCCTTAGCGAGCGAGGAAATACGCTGGGATCGGCACGTCATTACCCTGGACCAACTGATCGCCCTCCTGCTATTTGAGATCGATCCCGATTCGCTGAGGCCAATCGACTGGCGGCGGCGCTATAGCGCGTTTTCGGACGACACCATGTTCGCGGGACTGGAGGGCGACGCATGACGACGATGGAAATGATCAGCCCGGCCGACGTGCAGACTGAACTCAACGCGACGACGCGCGAGGTCTTACAGTTCGTCGAACAAAACAAAGTCACCGTCGTCGACTTACCGTCGCTGACACGTGCCCGCGACGTCCGCCAGGCCATCGGCGAGCGCCAGAAGCGGATCGCCGATCAGCTCGCGAAACCAAAGTCGTGGGCCCACGGCCTGCACGCCTGGTTTTGTGGCCTCGAGCGCTCCGCCCTGGCCCCGCTGCAGATCCTCGATGCCTTCGAGCGCGAACAGATCCGCAGCTTCAACGACGAACAGACGGCCGTCCGAGAAGCCCGGGAACGGGCGATCGCCGAGGCCCGCCGGCTGGCCGACCAGGCGCGCGCGACGAGTGAAGCCGCGGCCCTCGAGCGCATCGGCGAACACCAGCTCGCGGCGGCCGTCGTCGCAGAGGCCATCGCGGCGCCCCCGCCGATGGTGGTGCTCCCCAACGACGTCAAGGCCGCGGGCCAGTCCTTCCGCCGGCGCTGGACGTTCGAAGTCGTCGACGAGTCGGAGGTGCCACGGGACTTCTGCGTGGTCGACACGGTGAAGCTCGGACGCTACGCGGTGGCGATGAAGGACTCGGCGAAGGTGCCCGGCGTGCGGTTTTTCTACGTCGACGATCCGGTGCGCTGATGAGCCGACGAATCGATCCCGTCGATCAAGTCGTGCAGTTTTTTGAAACGGCGCCGCTCGAGACCGCGCAGACCGTCTTGACGATCGCCCGCGGCATTCTCGCGCGCCGGACGCCGAAAGCGAAGCCCGCGAAGCCAGGGCCACTGACCGCCGACGAGAAGAACGGACGACGGGTGAGATCGACCCGTGAAGCGTCGCCCCTTCTCGATGGCGCCGAGGTCGTGGCGCCACACGTCAAGACCACGCGCGGCGGCCTCGCGGTGCCGGAGGACGACCGGTCATGAGCGACACGTACGTGTGTGAACTCTGCGGCGGCTCGTTTGTCAGCGACCGGCCCGAGGCGGCGGCGCAGGCGGAATCCGTGGAGCTCTGGGGACGCCGCCGCGGGACGCCCGAGATGGCCATCGTCTGCGAGGACTGTTTTCTGATGGTTATGGCGTGGCTGCGTGCGCGCGGGCACAACCCGGTGCCGTCATGAGTCAGCGCCAAGCTGTCTGTCTCACCTGCGGTGCCGAGTTCCAGCCGAAGCGCCGGGGACAGCAGCGGGAACGACGGTGCGAGCAATGCCGCCGCGAATGGCGCTGGAGTGGGCATCGCTTATTCCGGCTGCCACGGAAGCAGCCTCAGTCTGAGCCGCGAGGGGGAACGTGGCCGGAACTCGTCGCCGCTGAATTGGACAAGGACTGCCGATGAGCGCGCACCGCGATCGCCTCGCCGCCCAGGCCGCCGACGACCAGATCCAGCAGCAGCTGCAGGGTGCGCGGCCGAACATGCCGCCCGATCGCCCGCGGCCGCCGCACCCGTGGGACGTGACGCCAGAGGAACCGTGCACGCTCGGCCACCAGCAACACGACTACACGATGAAAGGGCCGGACGGCCTGCGGCGCTGTTGGTATTGCTGCCGGCTCAGTCCGCGCAGCCGCACCGAGCTCGCGCAGCGGGGA